GGATCGTGGCTCATGAGTAGTTGTCCGGTGAGTATTCGCCGCACCAGTGGATCTCGTCCACGGGTGGCCAGGCAGGTGATAGGTTTCCCTCAATGTCTACCAACAGCTCTGGTGATCGGCGTCGGCATTCACCCATCCAGGCGTCCGTCCCATCTCCTCCAAGTACGTTGAAATATCGACAGGATCCGCAAGTAGGTCGCACAGCCATTCCTCCAAGAATAGGTCGCTGGTTTGTTCGTCGATTACTGGTTTCATCTTGTCCTTCCCATTCGTCTATCAAAACGGATGCGTCAGCCTGGATCTGCTTTGCAAGACTGACAACGCAGTCCAGCTCCACTTTGAATCCAGCACATTGTTTTTGCAATTCGCTGACGTTTAATTGAATGCTGGTAATTGATTCTCCTACTTGTAGCGTCATGCAATGAGCGCCTGTTTCAATTGTGATTCCTTCATGCTAAAAATATCCTCCGAATTGAAAATCTTCTCAACCCAAGGTCGAACCCATAAATAAGTTGTCCCGATCTTGGCGTTGCGCTCAATCAAATTCTTGGTCGTGAGTTTAGCGTTGCCAAACGTAACCCATAGATGTGGCGTCACGTAGTGCGGCACAAACATTGAGTCACCCAGAAAGAATACCGGCTGGACGTCTGGGTGGAGCTTTTCATTGTCTTCGCCACGGTAGACAAATCGGCCATTAGTAAATTCCATCAACGCTCTCCAGGGGTTTTCCAAGGGTTCTGAGAACGACGCAATACTCTGGCTCGCGATTGCTGGCACGACCATTGGCGTCGAAATAAACGTATCGCTTGCGACTGGCGCCGTCAGTCTCGTCAATTCGCCGTCCAAGTCTCCCAACCCGAAAGCCCTGACGCAGCTTTGCATCAATATCTTTTGAGCTTAATCCGGGAAAGTATTCGGCGCATTGCTTTGACGTCATTGATCCATGATTGGCAATGACTTGTAGTGGATCTAATTTAATTTCCATTTTATTACTCCTTAAACATCAGAAGGGGATAGATTCGTCGTTTTCCTCGAAACTCGGTGCGCGGCCCTGTGGCGCGTTTTTCATCCGGGCTGGTAGGGTAGCCTCACCCGCCTTCTGAAAGCCGTTCTGGTGCCCGTCTGGATGCCTTTTCGGGCCATGATCGACCGCGGTGGAGGATTCACAAGCGTTTCCGATGGTCACAGCAGCGTATTGCATCCCGCTAGCCGCGGTTTTGATCGTCACGTCCAGCCAGTGCATCGAACCGTCTGGCAAGCAGATCCGGCCCTTGTAATCGGCGTGCCAGTCCTCGACCTTTTTGTCATTCGGGAATGCAGCGCCCTTGCCAGGTTTCTGCTCGTAGGTTCCTTTGGCTGCGGTTGGTTTGTTCATTTGATTCACTTTAAATTGTTTCTCAGGATTTGGTCGGTCACAACTTCGGATAAAAGCTCTTCCATTGTTTCCACCTCGGGTTGCTTTGCATCAATTCGGCGTCTAATAACCGATTCGATTCCTTTTTGCATTTGCGCTGACGTCATGTCCAGAGCAATTAGCTTGTCGATCAAGTTGCCACTTATTTTTGCACCTTTTATTTTTTTCAAACCTCCTCTTATTTCTTTAGTAAAATTAAATATAGAGTCATCCATCTTAGTCATAGATCTTCTCCTTAGATCTTAGTCTTAGCTCTCTAAGTCTTAGATCTTAGTCTTAGATCTTAGTCTTAGATCTCTACGCGCGCACGTATATGAAGAAAAGTTATCCACAAGGTTGTTCACAGGGTTATCCACAGATCTTAGGGTAGTTATTCACAAGTTATCCACAGGCTACTCTGGGGTGTTTTTGAGGCTGTTTTCGTATTCTCTTTTGATTTCCTTTACGATCTCCTTTTCAGCTTTTGTATAATCTCGCAAGGGTTTGCCATTTAAATCTAACCCCCTGTAGGGCATCCGTTCAAGTCGTCTCTTGGCTTCGACGTTTGCCTTTTTACTCACTTCAGGTTCTCCGACAACCAGACTGTCACGCTGCCTTCCTCGGCATATTTCTTGGTAACTTTCAAATAAGTAACCTGGGCATCGTCTGCGTAAACCACGCCATTCATCCCGTCCAGCACCGTCTTAGCAATGTTGTCGACGTCTGGTCTGGCAGGGTAAATGTCGCCACATAACGCTGCCTTGCGCTTTGCCTTGGACCACGACAGGGGAATGCTCATGGATGCGTAGATATAGACGGTGAGCTGCGTCTGCAAAGGTGGATGACCGTTCATAGCTTCTGCTGCTCGAGCTGCGATGAGCGCTTCATATTCTCGAGTAACAGCCGGTGTGTAGCTGCGGGGCTTGCCGCCTTGCGTGCTGAACCTTGGTCTGCCCTTGCCGACCGGTGGTCCTGGGATCGTAAATTGAAGGGTAAACATCTGATCTCCGAGTGCGAATTTCGGATGATGCACGAAGTCGACGGGCTTGTGGAGAAAATTTCTAGGGTTTTGCAGGTAGGGTTTGCCCTAATGCGAAAGATGAAAAAAAGCTCGAAAAATGCTTTGTGAGGGTTGTCAACCGTGATAATGTTTCACTCATGCGCTGCACGTCGTGGCGCAAAACCAAGGAGCAACCAAGATGAACGACTGGAACAACCCTCTTGAAACGTGGCTCGGATCTGGCAAGTTTGACAGCAAACAACGCGAGATTGGCTACATCGTCGGCCTTAACGACAACGGAACCGAGTTTGCAGCCTGGGTCCAAAACGGTCGCAAGATCGGTCGCGACTTCAATGACTTTGGCGTATCACAACGTAGCAAAACCTTTTCAAGCCAACAAGAAGCCACGGCCTGGGCTTACAAAACCGCCAAAGAACGCATCGCAAACCTGTAAACAACCACGGGGCTTCGGCCCCACCCAAGGAGCCAAAATGAAAATCATACTGAACCAGCAAGAAGTGCTAGACATCGTGCTAGCTGCCATCAAAAACAAGGTCGCTGACGAATTCAACGAAATTGTGCTTGAGAAATACAGCGACGATAACTTCGTAACGATCCGCTACGTAGAACCAACCTTTGAGGAGCCAAGCGATGAAACCTGAACACGATTCCAATCTGACAATCATCCTGGCGTCAATTGCCGTTGGCGCAATGTCGGCAATCTGCTTGTTTCTCGCACTCTCTGGAGGTCTGTAATGGTCGGCAAAGTAACCCCCAACACAATGTTGTCGGCATCCCGCGTCCCAGCCCTGCTGGGACACTCAAAGTACGAAACGCCCAATGGTGTTCTTACGAGCGTCATAAACGCGCTACAGGACGCTCCAGAGCATTTTGAGACCAACGAGGCAATGCACTGGGGCAATCTGCTTGAAGTGCCGCTTCTGCTTGAGGCAAGCGCACGTCTGGGTCTGTCACACTTAGTGTTAGACCATCCCAAGCCCTACTTCCATCCTGACGCGCCGATCGCTTGCAGCTTAGACGGCCAGGGAGATGGCAACGGCCTGGTCGTGACAGATAACCCAGACGCTGGCGTTTACGTTGTTGGCGCCGAGTCAATCACGCTTGATGGTGTCGGCGTGCTCGAGGCCAAAGTCACCTCGGTGTATCCCGAAGATTACCCAGCGCTTAGCCGTGGTCCGCTCCAGCTCCAAGCTCAGATGGATATTACCGGCGCCAAGTGGGGAGCTGTCTGCGTCTTGTATCAAGGCACCGAGCTGCGGATATTTCTCTTTGCTCCTCACGAGGAAACGCAAGCGCTGATCCGATCCGCCGCCCGTGACTTTGAAAGCAAGATTACGCACTGGTCCGAGACTGGTGAAGTCGAATGGTACGACCCCGCAACGCCGGCAGAGTACGGCACCAAGTGGCCAGGCGATGCCAATCTAGACTCAGTTGATCTCGGTGAATGGGGAGCAACGCTGGCTGAGCGGATCGTTAAAGCAAAAGAGCAAATCAAGACGCTGGAAACCAGAATTACCGAAGACGAGACCGAGCTGAAGGAAATGCTCGGTAACGCAACGCTGGCGCACGCTGAGGAGTTCCGTATCTCCTGGCCAATCCGCAAGTACCAGGCGCAGCCGGAAAAGGTTGTGCCCGCCAAGCCTGCGCACTCAATGCGCCAATCGACCGTCACCATTAAGGGACCAAAATGAAAATCGCAGCAGCATTTGTCGCAGCCAAACGTGCGTTTGCACCGGCGCTCAAGACCAACACAAACTCTCATTTTAAGAACAAGTACGTCGACCTTGCGAGCTGTTTGGAAGCCGTCAATGACGCCTTGCTTGAGAACGGTATTGCTGTCTACCAAGAGACGTTTGATGTGCAAGACGGCGTAACTGTGGAAACGTGTTTTTTGCATGAGTCCGGTGAGACGCTGCGCATGGGCAAACTCCACGTGCCAGCAGCCAAGCACGACCCGCAAGGGTATGGCTCGGCATTGACCTACGCTCGCCGGTACTCGCTTATGGCTGCGTGCGGTATCGCTGCCGAGGATGATGACGGCAATGCCGCCAGCAGAAAGCCTCCTCAACGGCCCGAGGTTAAGCCGGCAAACCCATTGGATGCCGTAGCACCCAAAGCGCTGCCAAAGCCTACCGAGCCGCCGCCAGACGTCATCGAGTTTGAGGATGGTGCTGGTGGCACCTGGGCATTGCGAGTGCCCAACGAAGCCAAGCCACGTTCAATGAGCGCCGATGAAGCTGGATGGGTTGTTGATTTCAACGCGCTGGCCGACGCTGTGATGAAAGCCGGCAAAATTCCGCCAGCAGATCGCATTGCCAAGCTCAAATTGCTGCGTACCGCTAACGACGCTGAAGTGAGCCGGCTGTCAATGGTAGAGCGTGCGAGGTTCCTTCAGACCTTCTCGGCACGGATTGGCGCTCTTGATGCGCTAATGAAAGCAGCAGCATGAGGATGGCTCAGATCCGATTATTGGACGCAATCGGTGGGCTTGAGAAATCCTTGGGCCGGTTGCCGTCCATGAATGAAATAGCACGGGTTCTGGGCTGCACCCCCCAGAACGTCCATAAGATGATTAAACGAATGAGGAGCAAAAATGAAACGGTGTCCTCCCTGCCACGGGAATTGCAATCAGGGAAGAAATTGCCCAGTAAGGAACAAAAATGATTGACAGAGACGACATCATCCGCATGGCAAAAGAAGCGCGGATGCCGTACTTTTACGGGACTTGGGAGATTGTCAATGTTGACGGTCTTGAACGCTTTGCCGCATTAGTGGCCGCGCATGAGCGGGATGCGTGTCGCTTAATAGTGCTAGACAACAGCGATGCCGAAGGGATTTGCTGTACCGATGATGTGCTTAAAGCCTTCCTCGCAAGGGGAGAGAAATGATAATCAAGGGTAAATTTATCAAGGACTGGGACAAGAGCCAGATCAGCACCGGCTACCAGAAGCCCAACCAGTTCAAGATCGTGACCTGGGACATGGGGCGCATCCAGGGCTGGCTGTTAGGCAAGCAACCGTTGGCACGTAACTTAATTGAAAAGGTGATCCGATGAGCGGTGGACATTTTGAGTATCAGCAGTTTTATCTGCAACGAATTGCTGACAACATTGAACAGGCAATCCTTGAGGATGAGCGCGATACCTATGATGAAAAATATAGCCCAGAAACCATTGAAGTGATGAAAGGGACAATCTCATTGCTCAATATGTGCTACACCTTGGTGCAGCGCCTTGACTGGTTTTTGTCCGGTGACGATACCGAAGAAGGATTTCACAAGCGCTTGAAACAGCAATTGATGAAAGAAACAAAGGAGCATTTCGATGAAAGTCTGGGTTGATCCACCCGAGGGTTGGCGTTACGGGTTTCCCAAGGTTTGGGACACTGAGCTGCACGACAATATGCTGCACTGGTTAGACGATCGTGGTTACCCGCCGGAGCTGCGCCACCAATACGGTGAGTATTTTTTTGTCCGGCAATGGTCCGTCAAGGATGACGTTTTAGGAATTTAGAGCGCAGACACGTCGATTAGTTCGCCACGGAAATCAAGCATTCCCTCAGAGTGCTTGATTGCCAGTTCAGGCAGCAACAGCCGGGAATCTCGGAATGTAAGCACGGAAAATCCGGAACGCCAGTTCACAGGATTGTCTTCCAAGTAATCGTTAAATTGCTTGCCATCGATGTCGGCCAGCGTCCCGGTGTCGACCCCATAACGGTTGCCGCGATAATCCGTAAATGGCGTGACCTTGAGCGAGTGCAAGTGTCCCGTGACGATGCTGATGCCGCTGCCCATCGTGTTCGTGTGCGTCGCATGAATGCCATTTTTATATCGGTGCTTGACCACCACCTCATCTGTCAACCAGCAGCTCCAGCACGGATGCCACGCTTGGAAATGGTCTTTCAGTGAGAAGCCGGCAACACCCTCATATCCCCCCGCGTTAGCAGCCAAGAAGTTCTCAAACCTAGAGTCGTGATTGCCAAGTGGCCAAATGAGCTGGACGTTGTGGCGTGCTGCTTTGGCAACCGCCTCAATCTCTGCCAGCGCCTCCTGGCAGGCGTTAAGCTCCTCCTTAACACTAGGTTGTTGTGTCCACCCAATTCTAGGGTATCTGCTGATTGAAGCGCCATCAAAGGCATCGCCGTTGTTGATCACAGCATAAGGTTTAAGCTGGCTGATCGCCCACAGCAGTCCCTTAAACGCCGTTGTGCGCAAGCCTGGCCAGAAGTGTGCATCAGAGAATACGATCACCGTGCCGTCCGTTATACCGGCGTTGTGACGTGCTTTTGTCAGGTGATGCGTTTGCAAATGCTCAAACGATTTAGCGTTTACTGCGGTTGCTTCAAGTTTGATCTTGAGCTTAGCTTCCAGTCGCCGGCGGTTGTTGTGTGCCCAGCGCTCAGTGAACCCAAAGAAATTAGCAACCTGTGTTGCGCTCTTGAATTTCTGCCACGCAACCAGAAAATCCTCGTCGGAGATCTTGGTTTTTCCAGCCATTTTTTAGCACCATTTGTTTCGTTGGTGCTAAATATCACGCAAGGGTTGCAATGTCTAGCGCAAACGTATTGATTTATATATTTTTTTTCGCAAAATCCTCAACCGCGTTGACCCGACGTGTCCAACCCTTGCCAAACACAGCATAAGCCTTCAATTTCTCTAGAAATCTCAGCCTGATATCGCTGTAATCTTCAATTAAATCAACCGCCTTTTCGCGCTTAACCGCGGCTAGGGTAACCGGACCGATGACGCCATCGTCATCTACGCCTAGGCTGCGCTGCAAGAATACGATTGCCTGTTTCGGCCCCGAGTTGACCGCGCAATCAAAGACGCAATAGTCCAACCCAGCCGGTAGCTCGTCGCCCCAGACCTTGTTCCAGTAGCGCCCCCGGTAGAGCGGAAGCACGTCAGAAACGTCCAGATCGCGCATACATTGCTCGTCGGCACTCTCGCCTGTCCAGTCCTCCCAGACGCGCTTGGTGACGCCGTGGTTGGTCATTCCACCTGGGTCTGATGGATGGTTGCAGTAGCCACCTTCAAAGCCAAGCGTCAGATCTAGCGCTTTCTTGAAATTCTCTTTCATTTTGACGCAACCCCTTGCACTTTCTCAAAGGTTCTTAGACCGCCAAGTCCAAGCATCCCAAACATCAGCTCCCAGAGCGTTGCATCCAGCGTCGGCATATCTCCAACTTCAATCCCATTGAGTCGGGCAACGTAGGAGCCAATTGGTCGCAGAACGTATTGGTAAGCAAGTGCCGTAGCACAGACCCATCCGATCGCCGGACGCCAGCCGGCCACAAACAAGCTGCCTGATGTTGCTTCAGCCTTGTTGATCTCGAGCTGGCCGACGATCTTGGCAAGCTCGCCAGACTGTTGCAGTTTCAGCAGCTCGAGCTGAGCGCTGGCCTGTTGTGCTGGATCTGGCCAGACCCGCTTGATGATCTCACCACCAAGCCCGAGGATCGCCTCTAAGCCGATCATTTTGACCAGTGGCTGATGATCCAGCCGGCAGCGGTGCTGATGCCGCTGATGACCGCCATCCCAAACCAAAAGCCACCCTTGCTCTGATTAGCAAGCTCCAATAGTTTTTTTATGTCGGCTTGCATATCGGCAACCTGCTTTTCCAGCAAATCGACCTTGGCGATTAACTGACCATATTTTACGGGATCAATATCTGACATGACATCAGTCTCCAACATTAAATACCTTGACCTTGGACGATGTACACGGTGGATGCGCCAGCAGGGGCCAAGCCACTGAAGAACGACTCACGCCCAAAGCGCAAAACCTCAACAGCACCAGGCACCAGCACGATGGCAGCCGATGGTGTGCCAGCGACAGGAGCCACAGCGTTTGCAGTAGCAATTGAAGCCGTTGGGCCAACGCCCAAAAACACCGTATTTGTGCTTGAGTTGATGATCCGATACTGACCTGTGCTTTGGGCATCGAAACGTGCATCAACGAGTGCCTGGACACCAGTTGAGGCTGAAGTCGCCGCAGGGATGACAACGGTATTGCCAAGTGGGGCAAATGCAATTTGACTATTTTGGGCCATGTCAGACTCCTTCTTCAATGATTGGTGGATTGTATGGTGGGCGATCAGCAGGTTTGATTGGCTCAAGAATTACTTTGCCATTCTCGTCTGTCCAGTCAGTGTCCATAATGTGCTTGTCTTGGCGCTCGCCAATGACCATCCATGAGACTGTGTCGGTGCAAGTTGCGTCTTCGCATTCAATAGTGAGCACAGCGCCAGCCACAGAGCCACGCACATGATGCCAGCCTTGCTCGTTGGTAGTAAAGCATTGGGTATCACGGCACAAAGCTACAAACGTGCCAGCGGTCATGCCGAACTTCTCATCAATGTTGATCTGGGCTGTGCCATTGACCAACGCAACTTTGCCACGATAAATCAAGTCAACTTGTGGGCCTTCAATAAACGAATGCACCAGTTGGTGAGTGGCTTCTTTTTCAGGCAGTGGGTGGTCAATGCGGAATGAGCCAGAGCCTTTGGACAGCGCTCCAATGACTGCAACGCTACCGGAAGAACGGGTGAAAGTCATGACAGTGCCGCCAAAACCGCCTGCATCGTTATAGCGATACAAGATCAAGTCACTGCCAGCATCGCTACCAGTTTCTGCTCCTGCTTTGTTCAGAATCCAACGATTGGTTGACCCTGTCGAAAAATTAACATCAAAACCACCCGCAGCACTTGATTGAAGCCCCAATCTTGCATACGCTGAACCAGAGCCAATCGTGACACCATTTCCTGTACGAGTAGTACCAGTTCCATTTGGCGTCAAATTAATGTCGCCGTTGGTATCTGTGCTGCTGAGTGTGTTGCCATCAATGCGAATGTTGTCAATGTCTAATTGTGAACCAGTAGCTGCGCCAATATTTGGTGTAGTCAGTGTTGATGAAGTAGCGAGCACGTTATTGCCTGTGCCAGTGTTGGTCACGCTGACGATCTCTTTGCTTGCGTTCAGTGCCAGCGCAGTCGATGCGGTCAAGTTGGACAGGGTGCTTGTGCCTGAGACAGACAGATTCACGCCATTCAAGTCAGCGCCGCCCTCGACCCGCTGCCAAACAGAGCCGTTGAAGGTTGCCAAATCACCCACACCCCAGTTGCTAATGCCGTTTAGGTTGGTCGAGCCTGCTGTTCCGACAACGTAATAGTCGCCCTTTGTGCCCACGCTGGAAGTCAGCACAGGGCTGTTGGCATTGGCATCCCATGTGCCTTTGAAGTTCAGCGCACCGATGGCGTTGGTTATGGATGAAACTGTTTTTAACATGATCAGCAGTCCTTTGCGCCTGCAAACTCAGGCAGCGTTTTAAGATGGTTGTAAGCCTGGTTGAACGGATTGCCGCCAACCAGGTTGTAAGCACAAATAAATTGCCTGGAATCAAAAGCCACCTCGGTTTGCGCGTCTTTATACATTCGCAAGATAAATTGCATTGCGGTTTTTTTCTGCAATTGGGTTGATTCAACGCGCAAATATGCGTCTTGAACGTCAAAACCTTGCGGCGAAACCATGTTTATTTTCAAAGCCATTTTAAATTCTCCGTTTATGTGTAAGAAGTGTAAATAGGAATATATCCAATAAACACATTGTCTTGATCGTAGATTGGCAAAACGCCTTTGACTGTCACAACAGATGATGCCGTTCCTAAAGAGCCTGACGCAATTCCTCCATCATTTCGAATGCCAAATCTACGCGCACCCGCGTGATTTACCCATTGCTGAATTAAAAAATCAGCACTTGAACCAATCGTTTGTTTTGTTGTTAAAAGGTCTGATTGAATAAACATATTGTGGCGAACGGTTCTTCCGTCCGTTTCAGTCCACGCAACTTCATTTGTTACCGACAACGATTGCTGGCGCAAATCAGGGCCAATTGTGATGGTGTTATCCAATGATGGCGCGTAAAACTCAATTGGCAATGTGATGGCCGTGGACGTTGTAACGTACAAACGGCTGTTGTTCATAATGTTGCCACCAAAATTAGTGAACTGAACGTCAACGCCGTCTGAAGTGCCGGTTATATCTAGGTAAAAATCAGTCCATTCGGTTGCGCCATTAAATCCGCTTGTACCTTCCGACGCGCCACCAATTTTTGCTTTGTGACGGCAATTTTTCTTGTTTCCATATACGGCAAAACGACTGTTTTTTGCATAAGTACAAACTAAGGCAATGCAATCAGCAATTCCGTCAGCGGTTGACCACGGGGTTCCGTTGTAAGACAACAGCAATTGCAATTGCGTTTTGGTTGTGATGATTTGCATATCAACGTCAATACCAAAACACCGAGCACAAACAATATCTTGCCAATTGTTTATGCTTTGACCACGAATGCGAATACCGCTGGTTTTGTGCGTTGACAATGCGGCTGTTGCCGCGCCCGACGAAAACACAATGCCTTGGCGACAATTCATGACTTTAATGTCAACGTCAATGTTTACCGGCTGCGTCAACGCTAAAACGTTGTCCGGTTCGTATCCAAAACCATATACGCATCCGTCAGCAATGATGTTTGATGCTTTAATTGAACCCATTAAAATAGGGTCTCCTGAACCTGGCGGCTGTATTGACAACGCTTTGCCGCCATCAACATAAGTTACTTTATCAACATAGGCCAAATCTTTCATCCACACGTTGTAAATCGTAATGTTGTCAAATCCACCTGTAATGGAAATGGCGTTGCTGCCCGCATCCGATCCGCTGACAACCGATTGGATCATCATGTCACGAACGTGAAAGTTTTGCAGCCCGTTCAATTGCAAAACATCGGCGCCAAGAACCGACGAAGTTTTTAAAATCGTACTAGGCCCATCGCCGTAAATTGTCATGTCATTGCAGTCAAGCAGTGAAGTGACTGGCAACTGAGTATTGCGGAATGGGAAGTTCTCAGTGACGACCAAGTAGGTGCCAGATGGAAAATACAAACTTGCCCCGATGGGGTAGCAGTACAGCCACGCTGCATTGATTGCATCGTAGTCATCTGTCACGCCATCACCAACAGCACCAAAGTCCTTGACACTGACCGTCTGCTCCAGCTTCTCACAAACAGGGTAAGAGACAGCACCAGTAAATGGTGGGTTATAGGTCACGCCGCAAGCGTCTGGGCTGATGCCCGATCCGTCTGGGAAGTTATAGACCATTGAGCCTTTGCTATCCTGCACCAGAATGCTGAAGTTCACGCCATCAATGTAAATCTGGGCCGGTGTGCCAGCGCGTGAGACATAGCCGTTTAGCGTACGCAATGGCTGTGGTGCTGGGATGGTTAGAGCTGCGTCAAAGTACGCCACGACAGGGTTTGTCTGAGGGTTCAGATTTGGCTCGCCAATCCAGATATAACCGTTCTCCAAAGGCTGCCCGTCACGGTCTTGAAAGACCGGGAATGGGACTTGAATCGAAAGCGGTGCCATTTACTGATTCTCCTGATCTAATTGTCGACCTGTCTGAATTGCGCTCTGCAAGAATTGGACTCGTGCGTCAAGCGATTGTGGCAGGTTCGCTTCTTTTGCGAAATCACCAAATGACTTGCTCATCGCTGTGCGACGGATGGCCGCCTGGCTGGGTTGACCACCCTTAGTGGCAGCCTGCACGGCCAGCTCTTGAAACTCTGGTGAGGCGAAGAGCTTGGCGGCCTGCTGCACTCCAGCGCCCTTGGCTGATGACATCCATTGCACAATGTCTGGGGCGATCAATCCACCGCCAGGCACCATGCTGGCCGCGCCAGTGGCAGCACGTTGTGCCACACTGCTGGAAATGACTCGACCCATCAAGCCCTGGACCGCTGCATCGCCAAGAATCTGGTTTGCCTTGCCTGTTGTCGGGATGCGAGCCTGTGCGTCTGCGATGCGCCTCGAAATCTCGTAGAGATCACGCGATGCACGGTCCCATTCTGGCCCCATGATCTTGACCATCTGTGAATAGACAGGCGGGTTGGCACGAAGTCCACGATAAACCTTGGTGAACTCAGAAGGACTGAACACTGTTTCAGCAGCTCCTGCTGCCGCACGACCAGCGGCCCTGCCTGCGGTAACAGACGCCAGCGCAGTTGCCAGCGTCTCCTTTTGCAGGTCATCTGGCACTACTTTCATCAGACGATTAAAGGCCGCTGCATCGCCCTTTGCAGCCGTTGTAATGGCTGTCTGCATACGTTGGGCCACACTTCCATCAATTTCCTGGCCGAATGCGCCGACGATACGCTTCTCTAGTGCCTTTTGCTTTGCGGTCAGCAAGTTGGCTGCACGCAGTTCGCGCCGAGCCTCTTCGCCTGCCAGCGTTGCCACATTGTCCAGTTGATCTTGAGCCAGTGCTGCATATAGGCGTTTGAGGTCACCGGCTGCCATGTTGTCGTATGGTGACTTTAGACCACCAACGGCTTGTCCTACCAAGTCCTTTTCGCGCTTGAGGCCGAAATAGGTTAGTTCGCCTTTTTCTAGCATCTTGGCCAGATTATATTCCTGGGGCGTCATTCGACCTGCAGCACCCAGATTGGTACGCAATTCGTCGAGATACGTTTGCAGGTTGTTTAGGTTAACTGGTGCATTCTTCGGAACAACCTCGTCGATCCGATCGTAGATTGCCTTGGCGTCAGTTTTCAGCGTCTGCCTAGCTTGCTGCAAGTTGTCCGCAATCTTCTGAGAGATAGCCCCAGGAGCTGGTCTGCCAGCGATGAAATTCGCATCAAACTGCTGAGACACTTCGTCGGCACGCTGGATGGCATTGCGGACGGTGCTTTCCCATGCCGCCTCTGCTTCTCCTGCGACCAGCGCACGGGTCAGACCCACAGCACTGCGAACCTGCGGATTGTCGCTGAACACATCGAATGGCAGATCCATATTCAGGCGCTCGGCTGCTGCGCGAGCCTCTGGGTTGATCTGCGCAAGATCAATAAGTTGGGCCTTTGCCGCTGATGATCCAGGCCCAAATCCTCCGGCCTTGCGTGCCAAGTTTAGAACGTCAGTGACGCCAACTTCTGCGGCCTCTGCAGCCAGGGCTGGGGCCGCTGCAGGCGCTGCCGCTGAAGGTTGCACCTCTGGCATTGCTGCAGCCATAGAAGGTGCTTCAGGCGTTGCTCCCGCGATGGGAGGTTCTTCAAAAAATCTTGGCTCAACGCGCCTTGCTGGAGAAGGTGCCTCTGGAGCCATTGCGGTGCCCATAGATGCACCAGGAGCGCCAGGAGCTGGAGCAGTGACCGGTGCGCGGCCTGTAACGCGCTGTACGCTTCTGCGCACGGCTGCGGTAACCGGAGGTGCCACTCGCTGAAGAATCTGTCCTGCTGGGCCTGTGGCTGCCGCCAAGGCAATCTCTTGTGGACTGACTTGACCGCCAGTGGCGGCCTGAGTCGCCTCGATTGCCGCCTGGGTTGCACCAGCGCCAATAACTGCGCCAGGAATAGTCGCAGCTCGGCCTGCTGGCGTGAATGCTGCAATGCCTCCAATTGCACGAGGAACATCGCCCATTGTGAAACCTGGCGGGATAGCGTATTCCTGCTGGTTGACGGACGATCTAAGGATGTAGTTACCCTTCTCGTCTTGACGCACTTGCGTTCCAGGGAAGTTGGACTGCAGAATCTGCACCGTCTCCTTAGGATTACTGAGCAGCGATCCAAGAGCAGTTTTGAAAGATGCCACGCTCATCTGATTAAGTTCTGGCATGGTTGTCCACTCAGGCAAGCGCTGAGTTTCAGGAGTTGCGCGAGCTCGGCCAGTCACAGTCTCAACTAAGCCCTCAAAAAATCCCATCGGTTTTGGCTGTGATGCCGCCCATTGCTCAGGCGACATTGGTGCAGCAGCCGGTGATGGAGCTGGAGTCGCAGCAGTCGCAGGAGTGGCCTGCCTAGTCTGTGATGCGAGCCATTCTTCTGGACTCATTGTGCCCCCACAGATTGTTTGTATGAGTTCCACTGTGCGTCAGTGAAATTCGCAGGACGCGTGTAAGTTCTACCTCCGACTGTGACGGTATTTGCAGGAGTTGAAGATCGAGCAGTCGGTGCGACTTCGACTGGCGTATAGAAAATGTTGCCAGTGTTCAGACCATAACCTTTGGCAATACGCTCAAGACCTTGCCTGACGACAGTCTCTTGCTCTCCAGCAGATTCGTAGAGTTTCTTGGCCTGGCCTTTAAATGAATTTCTCTGAGAAGCGCTGAGCCTCTCACCGCTGACGACCTTATTGTAGATGTTCTGGATTCGCTCAGGCACACCAGTGGCATTCTGTGCAGTGGCAAACTCGCCCTCGCGCACCACCGAGCCTGGGTCAAGCATCTTCATGTAGCCAAAAATCAGAGACAAGTCGCCGACAGCAGTGTCCTCAGATGACAGCACTCGACCATAAGCAGACTTGACCTCTTGGAAAGGCTTTGTCTGATCGTTGTATTCCTTGCGGAATTTGGTTTCGGCTTCTGGGCGCTTTTCAGCAGGAATGACGCCTGCTGCAATTTGATTGGCTTCTGCTTGTGCACGCTTGGCCTCTGCTCCAGACTTGGCCGCTGCAGCAATAGATGCTTGACGTGCCGCCTTTGATTGATCAATCTGCGACTGTGTCAGACCAATTTCAAGGCCGAACTTCTCCGGCGCAAACTTGGCCTCTGCAGCTTTGATAATTGATTTACTCCTAGCTTCACTGATTGCGAACGGCTCAGTAGCTTGTGCGACTCTAGCCTCTGCCTGTGCTTTTTGCGCTTGAGCAACTCTCAAATCTTGCTCTGCGTTCAAGCGATCTTGATAAGTTGCCGCTTCGAGCACTTTCATCTGAGCATTGGCAACAGCAGCATCTGCCTTTGCAACTGATTCTCTGAGCGCTGGTTCTTCTCTGGCAGCAGTCCTACGCTCATCGCGTACTTTCGTGATGCCCTCGTACCAGTCTTTACCAAACGTGCCAGCCCCAAGCGACTCCACAAGCTGTGCGGCTTGCTCTGGTTTTTGATTGGCGATCGTCAGAATGTCTTGAAATGCACGCTTCTGGGCAGGATCTGTCTCAGCGTTGATGCGATCTTGAAGCAGCGTCTTTGCTGTTTCTGGGTTTGCCTCAAAGGCCAATAGAACCTGCGATGTAAATCTTTTTGAGCTATTCAGCTTATCTGCGCTCATGCTCTCGCCGATCAGCTTTAAAGCATCAAACTGCTGTTTATTTCCACCAACCATTAAACGCTGCAGCTCATCAAATGTGCGCTCGTCTGGTGGTTTTGCAAAAAACGAATTCAGTCCAGCCTGATATTGCTCCTGTGCTAATCTTGCTTGCTCTTGCGCTACTCTTGCTTGCTCACGCACAGCTCTGGCATCCTCGCGCTCTAATGCTCGAGCCTGTGCCTCCGCAACACCAGAACCTATCTTAAATCCACCGAGTGCAGCCTCGAATGGGCTTTGCACGTCGACTGCGTAGTTGATTGGAGGTTGGAATGGATTGATGGTGGCCATATCTATTCCTTAAAATCCGAATCCCATACCAGCCTTGCCGCCTGCACCATACTGGAATCCAAGCACCTGAGCCGGAAGGTTAAACAGGCCACTGTATGCTTTAGCCTCGCCAAGTTCTCCCCCAGCTCTGGCTGCTCCTTGCTGTGCCAGCAAATTGGCCACATTGGTCCCAGACTCCATTCCAGAAGCACCGACACCGGCAGCAGATCGCTGACCCAATTGCGTCATGCCTCCCAGGCGACCATATTGCTGCTCGATAGCTTGGCTAAGTAAAGCTGGTCGGAATTGTGCGAGTGCGCCCTGGATATTGCCACCGCGCAGACCACCAGTGGCCGAGGCACGCTGGAGCAATGCTTCTTCGCCTTGCCGTGCCAACTCCTGGAAGGTCTGCCCTCCTCGAATGCGTTCAATGGCAGCTTGCTCTGCTTCTGGACCTCGTAGGCCAAGCAAGGCCTGTTGCTGCTCGAGCGCAGGTGTACCAGCCTCGACATAAGGCTTTAGTAATGCTTGCAGTGCATCAAACTGCCTGCGCTGTTCCTCAATACCAGCTTGCGATGCGCCTGCTTGAATGCTTGCGGCTTCGCTTGCGGCGTCGGCCTGCATAATGCCGCCAACCAGTTGAGAACCTCCAACAACTAAAGCGGTTACCGGATCAGGCATGGCTGAACTCCTTCATATAGTCTTCAAATTTCTCGCCATATAACTCCATGACATTGCCTGCATATTCTGTCGCACGATGAGTGCCATGGCATAGCGCCACGGTCATCAGCACAACGTCATAGTATCCGGCACGCCAGACGAATGATCGTGCATCGGCGTTGCCTGATCGCTCGGACTGATCAGATGCTTGCCACTTCAGGATCATGGTCGCAACAACCGGTGTCAGGTTGTGGGAGTTGGCGATCCAGAATGAGTTCTGATTCATGCCGACCAATGTGTTCCAGATTGCTGCGTTCAGGTCTTCGCGCTCGACTGGATCACCGTCTGCGACATCATCAAATACCTGGATGGCCCCATAAAGCATGAGCAGCCACTCAACAGCTGGCATTGGGAGAGCGAAAACCCTTTGCAGGTTCACTCTTAACCAATCGACATCAGACATACGCAGCTCCTCTTCAGGGTGAGCTGCTGGCGGCTCGATAGGCTCAGCATTTGCATTTTCCCACATTTCGGGATTTGGTCAATCGCCATATTCTTCTCGGTCTTCCCAAGCCTGACAGACGCGCATATCGTTGCAAATAAAGTTCAGCTTTTCACAGTGACCGCGAAATCCTGCGCCCTTATCGTAGGCTGCCATCGGGATGCGCTCGATCCTGACTTGGGCTATAAAGCTGTTGTCGTAGTACTCACAGTTTGAGCAATGCTTGCGCCGTGCATCCTTTTCGGTGCACTGCATGGCTTCGGCCAACCCTGCGTAGAACTCCTTGTTTGCTCCTGGCTCATTGGTTGGCATCTCTGGACCGTAATTCCAGTCCTGCACCGCAATGACGTAGTTCTTTTTGTTTTCTGCCGTGGTAATGAATTCCTCATCCATTGGCAGGCCCATAAAGCCCTCGGGCATTATCATAAATTTGTTCATGCTGTTTCCCTTTAAGTAATTTCGCGACCAGATGCGCGGATTGTCAATGATGTGGCTGCGCTGGCAATGGTTGAGATGAACCCGCCACTGTCCAATGACTGGCCGACCAATTCTGGAAAAGTATAGGTCTCATCTGGTGCAATGCTGCGGGTGTCCACGATCAAATTTGTCACGCCTGCTGTGCCGCCAACGGTCACCAAGTTGACGCTGATGGTCACATTGCCTGCTGTGGTGTTGGTAGCCGTAAACTTGTCGATGATGGCCTTGCAATTGGTGGCCGTGTATTGCGTTGTCTGCGTGTTCTCAGCCTGCTTGGCAGGGATCAGCACTTTAATTGAAACAGCCATGATTTTCCCTTAAGTTGGCGCAATATATGCGGTAATGATTCCATTGGCAAAGGTCAAAGATCCGTCGAATCCTAAAGCTGTAAGTTTTGCCAATGCCGCAGTTCCAGATATTCCAGTATTTTGAGATGCAATTGTGCCAAGGCCAGTCACCGAAATGGTAATCGAACCTGTTCCGTTGCTAATATTGATGTTTGCACCTGCAGTCAACGTAGATTTTGTCAGCGTGTTTCCTGTGGTGTTTCCAATCAACAACTGTCCATTGGTAAAGGTACTTTGAGCAGTGCCACCATTTTTTACTGGCAAGACGCCATTGGTGTCGTGCTCTAGTTCAACATTATTGCGCACCGGAGCCAGGGCCAACAATTCCAAGGCCTGGGCCAAGCGCGGGATGGCATCCAAGGCTTGCTGCACTTTGGAATTGAGCACAGCATCATCAACTGCAGTATCTTGGGCGAGCACACTGATCTGGGCCAATGCGTTGTTGGCCCTGGCCGCTGCTGTGTCTGCTTGGTACAGAAAATCAATCCCGATAATATCCTGTATTTGATCGACTATAGAGAATAGCAGCTCAAATTGTCTGATCTGCTGCTGGTCGGTCAGGAAAGTTGCGAGCTGGTCGCGAGTCAGATTCAACCTGCGGGAGACTGGTGCAGTAGCCATCAGTATGCCAATGCCTCGATCTGCGCCTCAAGGCGTGCAAACGACACATGGGCATCGCTATCGCCACGGAAACGCTGAATGCGCCAGTTGCGCATATGGCCCTGCTGGAACCAGGCCAGGCGCTTGGCTGTACTGCCAATCGTGCCGACTGCAATACTGCGGTCTTGACTCCAAGACAGGCCGTCTACGCTGTAGCTTGTGCTGATCTGTGGGTTTTTACCGAGAGTCACACTGCCGGTCAGGCTGACCAGCTCCAGGCGATTGAAGATGGCGCCATTGCTTTCGTTGTAAACGATGACCGTACCAAACTCCCATCGCACCTGCTGGCCCCAGTGGTGGCCAATGTTCTGCACCAGATAGCCGATAGAGCTGGACTGCGGATCTCCGACCAACCACTTGTCATATATCCAGACCATATTGCGTGCTCGATACTGGTTGAAACCAACCAATGTGGTGGTCAGAGTAAACCAGACAGGCTGATCCAGAGCCTCAGATGCTGAGGCATCGTAGACCACCGTGCGGTCTGGCAGGTGGACGTAAAGGTGCTGGTGGTTTTTATCGTTGCGTGCTTCGAGCTGGACACGTACCAGTTGCGCCTCTGTATATTGCAGAAGCAGATTGTCGATTTCTTGGGTGCTTATTTTTTGGGTAGTTGCTGCTGCGCCAATATAGATTCCTGGTGCTTCGTTGCGACCACCTCCCAAGAAAGCAATGCGCTCCAAATAGATGCAACAGGCGTGCGTGCCAAGAACGCCCTTTTGGACTTGAGCACCGTCAATGCGTGCAAATGGAAATAACTCACCACCGACGTTGTCGAAGACTTCCATCGTGTTGCTATTGAGAGCATAGACCTCATTACGCAGCTTGATAAGTGCAACTACAGGATCAGGGTCAACTTCTGAGCTTCCATATTTCAGGGGATTGACTTGAGTCGGGTCTGACAACTCAGTGACAACTAAATTGGCACCATCCGTGGTCATGAAATAGCCATCAACCCAACAGAAATCCAGTACTACGCCAAGGTCTGGGTCTGTAACCTGCCTTAAGATCGGAGCCGTTGGATTCCAACCTATGGTGCCCGGCGTGTTGAATGGAATCCAGTAATACAACCTTCCACCAGATGCGATGGCCAGCACATCAAAGCTATAATCCATTGTCACCAGGTCGGTGACAGGGCCGCCAACATCGCCCAATATGGTCACAGCGCCATTGCTGGCCACGGAGACCAGCTTAGTGCCCATCACGCGATAGCAGATACCATTCCAGTTGATGCCGCCGCGGTCAATACCTGGGCCTGTGCCGTTAGCCACAATGCCATCGCCTGGTCGCAAGAATCCATTGCTGATGCCTGATGCCTTTGGCACCGGCACCATATTCACAGGGTATGCGGTGCGCAGCTCTGGCGTGTTGTCAGCGTAGATGCCGCTTAGAATTGGGACCTGCATCACTTGGCCTTGTTGCGTTCAGAGATGCGTTTTGCCTTGGCTTTGGCATCTGCTTTTGATGATGCGCCCCATGCTCTCAAACTCAGCAGCAGCCTTGTGGGTTCACCGTCTTTATATTCTGGGCCAGGGTTGCCGCTCATGCGAGCCAAAAAAGATGCTCTACGAGGATTGTCACCAGACTTAACTGGAGGCTTCAGATTCATGCCTTCAGCACGGGCAGCAGCTCGCCCCTTAGCGTTCAACCCGCCCTTGGGGTTTTGGCCTTCCTTACGTGCATAGGCTGGAGTTTTCATCGAAACCTCTTAATCTTTTCGGCCACCTTTTTGGGCTGCTTTGCAAATTGTTGGCCCTTGGCGGTTGCCTCACGCTTGGCTCGGGTTGTTGCAGCGTACTCAGTCGGTGACAAGGCCTTGATGGCCTTCTCTGGCAAATAGCGCTCTCCGGTCTCACTGGACGGCTTGCCGGACTTGGTGCGCCACTTCTGTGCGCCCCAGTCCTTCAGACTTTTTTGTGTGGCTTTCATTTATAACCGCCACCTTTTTCTTTGTATTTCTTTGCCAACAATTGCGCTTTGCGAGCCGACCATTCACCGGCTGCAGTACCTTGCACAGCAGAACCTTTGATTTCCTCAAAAAGACGCTTACGCATGGTTGGTTTTGTATAATTGCCAGCCTCATTCACAGAGGACTTGGGCTTGGTCGCCATTACGCAACCACCGCACCACGGAACCCAACAACCCACCAATCAGTACCAGCAAACTGGAGAGTTACCGAATCACCAACTGAATTAAATGTGATTGTGGTGGCGCTTCCAAGATTGGCTGGAGTCAAAACACCAGTATCACCACCAGCCGCTTCTGCAACATAAATAATCGTTTTCAGTTGGCCTTGTGCGCCATCAGCAAGAGTCAACGCATTGCCAGTAGCAGTTGAAGTAAAAGCGGTGGCAATGCTTGTGATATTTACAGCACCTGGGCCACTCAATGCCTGAACAGTTGCTGATGCTCCAGTGCCTCCATTGGCAACTGCCAAGGCCCCTGTCACACCAGTCGTTAGCGGCAACCCAGTGCAGTTTGTCAATGTTCCAGACGTTGGGACTCCAAGAATCGGAGTAACCATCGCCATGCTGGTACTTGTGCAAGCGCTGATGTTGCCGCTGGTCACTGTACCCAACACAGGGGTCACAAAGGTTGGACTGGTGTTGAATACCAGCAGACCTGTTCCGGTCTCATCTGTCATTGCTGCACGCAGGTTGGCGCTTGTGGGATTGTTCAACCACGCAGCAATGCCAGCCGCCAAGACGTTCTCAGCGTTGATGTTGTACCAAGAATTTGTTGGCTGGTAAAAGCGATAAACAGCAGCACAACCTGCACCAAGACTTGTGATTGCACCATAGATGGCAGATGCGCCATTTAGCGCGATGGTCAGTGAGGTGATCTCTTGCGTTGATGTAATCAGCACCGTAGTGCCATCAGGCACGCCAGTATTTAGAGGCAGCGTTATCGTGCCAGACGCCAAAGTCCCAGCAGGTTGCAGCAGCATCCACTGTTGCTGACTTACTGGTGTTGGCACTGTGATGTTGAACCCAGAACCAGGCACGTACAGATTCACCGCCAAAGTGGGCGATGCAAAACTCTGCTGGAAGAACGTCAGCAATGAGCCAATCGAGGTTCTGCGTGCATCACCGTTGTTTGGCGAATAAACTGGAAGCTGATCACCACTGCTGATAGGACTCAGCACTGGCAATTGATTGATTGTAGGCATGATGATCCTCAGTAGTATTCGATTGGCCCATCAGGGCCAGCATCAACAGGGCTATACGGTGGCCGCACAAATGGGTTATCGTACACACGCCAGGGCTTGTTGCCAGCGCCAGCCGGTGTGGTTGCTGGAAGTTGCTTCTCTAGCGGAAATGTTGCACGCTGAAGCAAGACATCGTAACCCTGCTTGGCAGTGGTCTTCGTCTCAATCATCACTTGTTTGCCGTAGCTCGGAGCAAGTCTGATGCCAAGACTGCAAATAATGGCCTCATATGCCGAATCAGGCACATTGGTCTGTTCATCTAAATCGCTGTCTTGTGGGCTTGATGGCAGCGGGTAACCCAAGCGGATGCCCTTTGCATTCCAGTCTGCCATCATTGCATCCAGCCTACGCAATGCCGTGTTCACCTGCTCAGGAGTCAGGTCGAACGCATAAGAGGCGAGACCGATTTCCTCAAAGGCAGCGTTCACAAACTGACGTTTGCTGTATCCCATGATGTGGCCTCCATCGTCTGATTGATGCGATTGAGCAGAGTTTCGTCTGACCAACGCTTGTCCACTTTGAGGCCGATTTTAGCAGCTTGCTCCAACATTTCATCACGTGTTGGCTCGCCCACTTCCACAATGTCCACCTGCTGTACAACAGCATCAATGGACGATGGATAGCAGACTTTTGCCAATCTGCGTTCAACGACTTGCTCTTTTTTGAGTTTGCGCTTTTGAATACGCACCTCCCGCCACGGGGCGAGAGTCTTTGTCTTGATAATCGCTGCCGATTTAATCATTTCATCTTTTTCATTGGCGCTTTGCTTGGCTTCCCTGCAGCTTTTGCTGCTTTGGTTGCTGTGCTGAGTGCCATTGCAACGGCTTGCTTTTGTGGCTTGCCTGATTTCATTTCCATAGCAATGTTCTTGCCGATGGATTTCTGAGAGTAACCCTTTGTCATTGGCATATCGTTCCCCATTGAAAAACAGGCCAACATCTCTGCTGGCCTGTCTTTTCTACTTACATGATGCGGTAAACAATGAATGTGTTTAAAGCAGTATAACGGATGCGGAAACGTGCCGCAGCGCCAGAACCAGCACCAGTTGCAGGAGAACCAACAATGGTCACGCCTGTGTTGACCGTCAATGTCAAAGCAAACGCAGCCAAGGTGATGACGCTGAAGTCGAACGAATCGTTAACAGCCAATACTGTTGCCGCTTCGAGATTAGCAGCCGTCGGCAACTGGATGTTGCGTGATGCTGTTGGTGTTGCTGTGATGATGCTGGTCAGCAATTCAGCCGCAGTCATAACCATCGAGCCGCCATCAGCAATGTTGGCTGGAGCAGGCTGAGACTGCCAGTTGCCATCATTACTGATCGTTGGTGCTGTTCCAGTGCTATAGAAAGCGCCAGATGCACCGGCTTGAATGGTCACGATAGTGGCATTGGTGAATGCTGGTGACACATAAGTGGTGTTTTCGACAACGGTCAGCAGGTCTTGCGAATCAGGAAAGTTGGGGAAACCAACTTGCTGAAACACACTTGCTGGTGAAAAGGCCTGGACCGCGATTTTCTGTCCGGCAGGAACAGTAACAGTGGCCGTGCCCTGAGTGAAAATTACTTGGTAACTCATGATTCGTCCTCTAATTAAGTCTGACCGAACAACAAAATGCCAGACATTTCCGGCTGCTTATTGACCACGCCGAAGAGAGTATCAAGACGATACTTGGTCTTCATGGTGTTCACATCGTACTGCTTCTGCATCACCAGCTCGATGCCCTGATCGGTGGAGGCACGCATCACTGCGACACCAGCATCGGACGGGACAGCGTAACGACCAGGCAGAATCTCCAACGCATCCTTCTGCCAGAAGCAGTTGATGGGTGCGGTGACCGAGTTCAAACGGGTCATTGTTGCTGAGGCGTTAGGAGTCACGATGCAGTTCTGGTATTGCAGTTCTGCATCAGTGCCGCCCTGGGCCGAGATGATTGGCGGTGTGATAACGCAAGTGGTTGAGTTTGTGATGCTCACCACACGGAAGGTCTTGGCAAAGCCAGTACCCTGCTTGGTGATGTGATGCACAGCCTCAACGCCAGCGATCTCGAACGGTGTACCAACACGCAGATCAGTTGTCGATGTGACAGTGATGGTCTGGAAGCGGTTGTCTACGTTCTGGGTCTCGCCGGTCACAGCGGTAGAAGTGGCGACTGGGACATAGTAGTTGTTTGCCGCAACCAAAGTGGACATAGTGGTGTTAGAACCAGTACGTGCCGCCAAACGGTTTGCGTAATCCAGCTTATAAGTCTCAAAGCCAGCGACCATACCAACGAACGAACGCTCGAAAGCGGTGTTGGACTTGTTGCCTGCAAAGCTGCGGGATACAGATGCGCCACCAGTGCCACCAGCAATGTTGCCAGCAATACCGTTGTAGTCACGGCTGGACAAGGCCAGGTAGCGGTCAAACGCTTGCACGCCCTGCTCGTTCATGATGCTGTCGCACAGGGCAACGTCATCATAGTCACCAGCAGCGGTGTTCACGGTAACAACCAACGAACCTTGGGCAGCAGCCACGTTCATGATGGCGATGTTGATGTCGGAGGCCAGCTTCTGCTTGGCAGCATCACCCAGGCGACCTTCTTGCAGGGCATCACGCAGTTCCAGGGCATCCAGGATGAACGGCACGGACTTTTGAAAGCCCAATGTCGCTGGCACTGAAAGCTGTGTGTAAGCGGTGAAGTTATCGGTTTGATCCATGCCATTGTACGACTGTGCAATGTATGGCTGTGGACGATAGATGACGTTGTTGGTGCGCTCCATCATCGAACCATCTGTGTTGTAGATGGACACGTTGCGGGACAACACCAGAGCATCGTTAAAGCCTTCGAGGATGTCCTCGAACGCTACGCGCTCTTCTTTGCTGAATGAATTGCTCATTTCATGATCCTATAAAAAGAATTACTTTGATGCTGATCGTTTCTGCGCCCGATACTGGATGACTTTCGTCATGTTGCCAGTACGAGCCGCTTCTTCTCTAAGCCGTTCAAGTGTTGAGTCTACCGCGCCTGACGATCGTCCAGTTCCTGAAACGATACGCTCTGGTGCGGGTGCTGCTCTGCGATTGGTAACTTTCAATTCTTTCTCCAGTTTCGCTACCGCAAAAGCAAACTTTACGGGGTCTTTAATGTCTGACAACTCCTTGGCCTTCTTTGGGTTCTTACCGAGTGCGTAAACAACCAGTGCGGCATTTTCAGCGCCTTGAAGAATCACGCCCTGCTGGGTGATTGAGAAGACCTCCTGGGCCACGGCCTCGGCATCTTCGTAATCCCTAACTCTCAGCTCTGCTTTCGCTTTGCCGTAGCCATCCAGCTTGGCTTGCCATGCCTTCTGCTGATTCATAACTTCAGCTTGTTGCTTGGCGTTGACCTCATCGGCTTGTCGCTTGCGCTCAAACCAAGCAGTCAGTGCCTCTTCGTATTTGTCAGCGTCATAGTCGTGATCTTCTAGCTTGGGCTTGGCTCCAATGACAACTGGATTGATCTCAGTTGGCTGGACTTGTAGCTTGCTTTGCAGTTCACGATTCTGGCGTTGCAATTCACGGTTTGTCTTTCGCAGCTCTCGTACCCATTCAGGTGCTGGAGTGTGCTCTTCGGGAGGTGGCGCTTCCTCACCAATGCTGACGATTACTTCCTCTGCATCAGGTTCCTCAAGGTCATCAACGATTTCCGTGATTTCCTCAATTACTTCCTCTACATTGATTTCTTCGTCCTCAATTACTGCCTTTTCGTTCATCCTTCGACCCCATTAAACTCACCCATTGAAACGGTGGGCGGCATCCGTTAAATATATTCTCTCCTGTTTTTTACTGATTCGCAACAGGCTGCACAATTTGGCCTTGCAATATCTCTTGCACGGCCTGGGCATTGGTCATTGCCATTTCTTGAGAAGTCTGGTCAACCTTGCCTAAAGTCTGCAAAGTTTGAGCGCGTTTCAATTCTGCGCTTGCCACGGTTTCCACCGTATCAGCTCGAGCCTTGGCTGCTTTTGCGGTGGCCTCCTCTGCCGCTGCCTGGAGGTACATGGCATTCGGGTCCTGAGGCTTGCCTTGCATCTCGGCCATAAGTTCTTCGGCTTCTTTATCGGTGGGCTGCACCACGCCCATGCGAAGCAACTTCTTGCGGAAGTAGGCATTGGCATCGCTGACGCCCTCTCCCTCCATGTTCATCATGGCCATTGCCGTCAGTACCTGGGCGGTCTCTGGATCTGAGGTGATCTGGAGCATTCCCGTGAGCGCTCGAACAGTCGCTGCACGCTTACTGCTGCTGGACGGGCCAACATCGGCAACCACATCAAAGGTTGCAGTGCTTAAATCGTTCTCCATAACCATCGCACCCGTTTCTGGGTCAATCATGGGCTTCATCAGCTCGACCACGCTGGACTCACCAGTCGGTGCAATGGTCTTCATCTTGCGTTTTTCTTCAACGTAGATGTCTCTGGCCATGCTCAGCCAAATCTCGCCACAGCGCTTCATGCCCTTGGCAAAGTTGCTCATGTAGATGAATGTCTGCATATCAACACGAGTCTGGATCATCTCCACTGCTTTGCCAGACACACCCGATACGATCTTGTCAGCGCCTTGCGGATTGCCAAGAATGTCCTGCATATCAGTCTCTGTGATTTGCAGGAGCGCAGCCATTGCTGGCGGTATATCTGGACTTTTCGTGTAAGCAACTGGGCCGCTGATTTGCTGACTGCCATCAGGGCCGGTGATCGGATTCACCAGCAGATATGGATAGTCCCTGAGATTGTCTTCGGCCCACATGAGCTGATGGCCTGCCACCTGCTCTGGGACCAGGATTGGCTTCTCGACGCTGGACAGTGCGCTGATCTCACCCAGTTTTGAGAGCTGCATATTCTTGAGGCGTTGGGCATCCTTTGCCAATCTAACAGCGCCCATGCAGCGTTCGATGTTGTCCACGAACCAGCGCTTGCCGTAAACCACCACAACTGGAATGCAGTTGCCTGCGATGTAGCCTGCGTCCTCAAGCACTCGGCCACCGGACATGACGTACTTGCGCACGCGCTTGCGCTTGATCTTTTTCTGCCGCACCTCAAGGGTTCCGACGGCTGCCAGCGTTTCCTCTAGGGTTTCATCGGCTGCAAAGTCGGCAGTGCTGTAACGCTCCTCGGTGCCGTCGATGGCCTCGAAGATGCGGATAGTCTCGATCTTTTCCTCGACCTTGAAGTACTCAGCCACGAATACGACATCAGGCGTTGCCCAGTCGAATTCATATTGGTGGATGATCTTTGGCCAATCTGTTGGGTCATCGTTGTAGATTTCTTTGTAGCTCTCACGGGTCATGCTGGTGACCACAAAGCAATACTTGGCGTCCGACTTGTCCTGGCGCTTGGCGTTCAGGTCGAAGAACACCGAGCTGTCGGCATCAAAGATTGGCTCCATGCGAATGCGCTGCCGGTCATCTTCGCCATTTTCCTCATCCTCGTAGACGGTGCGCAGCCTCCATGCGCCAATGCCGCCGCCAACCGCTTCCTCGAATGCGTTGTCGTAGGCTTCGTCTGCCACGGATGCCTGCTCGTCGGCGCGGTACAGGCCATCGCAGACCTCTGCCAGCTTCACATTGTCTGTGCCATCTTTAGACACATAGTCCACTGTGATGCGATTGTTGCGGTATTCGTTAACGATGCGAATGACCGCCAACATGATCTTGTTGACCTCAAACTTCGGCTTGTTCTCATACTGATCCCAGAGTGGGCCTTCCCACTGGGCGCCGCACAGGGAATAGAAACGTCTGTCTTGCAGGCATTGCAGGCGCTCGTCCCGCAGCGCAGTCTGGATGTCATTGAACTGGCGCAGGGCTTCGCTGTGCAGATTCGACAGCCGTTGGTCGTTTGAGATTCTGGCCATAGATCAATCCTCCAATTTGTGCAATTGTCTCACCACTTTTTCATGTTGGCGATCGGAGTGAAAGCCATTGGTCTGGATGCGTTGGATCGCCGAACAGCCTCGCAGGCATAACGCAAGGCATCAATAACGTGGTTCTTTTTGTCCTCCAGCACCGGCAATATTCTGCCGGTCAATGGGTCTTGCTTATAACTGTAAAGCGTCAGCTCGTCAATTGTGTGAATGCAACGTGGGTGGACAACGATGTCATAGTTCTTCAGAAACTCGACGCCCTCCTCGACTGACTTCGGACCTTTGATCGCGGTCATGATCTTAGGAAAGCCATTCTTCTTCATGTGGCTGATGGTCTCTGGCCTGGCAGAGTCGGCCACGATGGGCCACTTCTCAGCTTCAGGCACGGTCATGAAGAGCTCAGGGGTATTGACGATCTCGCAGCCGACCATGTAGGCCTCGTGGTCAATGTAGAGCGTGCGCCCAATGATGTGACAGCGCACCAGCGTGGTTGGATCGACGGCAAAACCCCAGTCAGCACCCAAGCGATGAATGGCATCTGGTGGTGCCTCAAAGTCCTCGACGCGCCAATTCTTAAACACTCGGCTGCTGCTGTTGGTCAGATATTGGCCCATCCAGACGTGGCTGTACTTGTCTGGATCGCGCCGCTTGTCGTACTCCATCTCGTCGCACAGGACGTCGGGAAACCACGGGTTATCGGTAAAGTTGACCTTTAGGACAGTGGAATCTTTTGGCGGTGTCGGGCCACGCAGCAGAAAATCCACCGGGTCGGACTTGTCGCGTGGGTTCCAGGTAAACCACAGTTCTGAGCCTGGCTTGCGGATTGTTGGCCGCAGCAAGTCGAGACTGGTCTGGCTTAGACTCTGGGCTTCCTCTACCCAGGCGCAGTCGTAACCTTCCAGCGACTTGATGCTGTCGGCTGTGTGGTTTTGCATACCCTGGAAGATGATCGCGCCATCGGCCTTGCGAGACTTGATGACGGCATCCTGCACCTCGAAGTAGGCGCCAGCATTCATGGCCTGAATCTTGGTCTCCAGCAGGCGCTTGACGGACTGATTTAGCGACTTCTGGATTTCACGGACGCAGACGCTGCGCCGTTTCTGATCCATGATGTGTGACTCGATCATCAGCTCGGCAAACATATGGGACTTGCCAGAGCCTCGGCCTCCCCAGGCCCCTTTGTAACGGCTTGGCTCCAGCAGCGGAACGGCCCATTCTGGTGTCTGAAGCTGCAGAACGCTCATGCCTTGACGATCACCCGCTTGATTTCCCTGAATTCTAGTGGTGCGCCATCAGCGCCGGTTACCTCGTGCTTCTGGGTCTCGGCCCATCGCATCTGGGTTTTACTCCACCAGATCGCCGCGGTGGTATCGCCTGCCATGACTTTCTGGAACAGGGTTTTCCCGACCTGGCCGTTTGCCTTGGCCTTGCCTGAGACCAGCTCAGTGGCAAAGTGGGCACGAAGGGTGTCAATGTGGATGCCATCACGCACCAGGACTGCGATCTGCTCGATTGGCAGGCCATAGCCACTGAGGGCCTCCACCTGTTTGCGCTCGGAGTCTGTTGGCTCAAAGGCTGGTCGGCCAGCACCTGGGCGAGCTCCACCATTAGGTCCGCGCTTTTTAAGCGCAGGTTTTTCAGTTTTCGTTGCCACTTTTAACCTCCGCAAAAGGAATTCCAGATTCTGCGTGGGTTGCTGCCTTGCCAGTGAACTCCTGCCAGCGCTTAACGATCACATCGCAATACTTTGGGTCAAGTTCCATCATCCTGCATTGACGCGCCGTTTTCTCGCAAGCGATTAGTGTAGAGCCGGAGCCGCCGAATAGGTCAAGAACAATTGTCCCAGCCTTGAATTTATCAAACACCCAAATTGGAAGCGCTATAGGTTTTTGAGTTGGATGCACTCTTTTTTCTTTGTCTTTCATGTTTTCTTGCAACATTCCAGACCATTTCCATTTAACTAAACGCGCTGCTTTTTTGTAAGTTGTCCATGCAAGCTCAACATCTGCAAAATCGGTTTCTCCGTTATCTTTATCCCAAACAATCCAACAGGATGACGGTGGCAAACGATCTGCGTAATAATTTGCGCCCCAAAAAACGCAGCAATCAGAAAGAGTTAAAGCGACATTTATTGCTTCATATGGAATACTTTTATCCCACTCATTGATTCCATAGTCAATTTTCTTGGCCAACCCGCCGCCCTTGCCTTGCGATTGATTGCCTATATTGATTCCATACGGAGGGTCAGTAAACACCATATCGGCCTTCTGGCCATCCATCAACTTTTCAACCGCGTCAATTGACGTAGAATCGCCGCACATCAGCCGGTGCTGTCCTAGTACCCAAACGTCGCCCAATCGCGTTGTAGGCTCTTCTGGAGCCTCTGGCACGTCATCCTCGTCGGTCAGCCCGTCCGTGATTTCGGTGACGCTTAGGAGTGCGTCCAGCTCCTCGGTCGTGAAACCGGCAATCGTCGCGTCGAAACCCATCTCTTGCAGATCGCCAAGCTCGAGACGCAGCATCTCATCGTCCCATCCGGCATTTGATGCGAGCTTGTTGTCGGCAATGACCAGCGCTTTCTTTTGCGCCTCTGTGAGATGGTCCAGCACGATAACCGGAACCTCGGTCAACTTGAGCTTACGAGCGGCTGCTAAACGACCGTGACCGGCAATGATGCCGTTCTTCCCGTCAACCAGGATCGGGTTGGTCCAGCCAAACTCCCGAACGCTGGCAGCAATCTGAGCAACCTGCTCATCACTGTGCGTCCGAGAGTTATTGACATATGGGATCAGCGATTCTATCTTGCGCTGCTCGACTTGCATCGTTGATCTTTTAAGTTAGATTTCAGTGATCTGGAAATGAGATTACGAAAGAGACTTCGCCCTCTTCATCTTCATCTTCTGGTTCTTGCTCGCACTCATGCTCGCCAACAGATAGAAATTGGGCAATGTGCTGATTTAGCACGCGCTTGAGAACGTCACGGCACTGTGGGCATTCCTCGAGGTCAATTGCGCCCATCATGACAGCGACTTCCTCGGCCAGCTCGCTCTTGCCGGCATCTGATCCATTCTCGTAGGCCTGGGCGTGGATGTCATCTAAGTGTTGGGCTGGTGAGTTCTTGAAGTTCATGATTTTCCTTACTTGAGAAATTTAAGTTTAAAAAGGGTTGAGTCAATGAGCTGCGCGATCTCATCAATGAGATTCTGGATTTCGGTTTCGTCGGGCATGATTTCGCGTGAGTCTTGCACAAAGTACTTAATGCCCACCATGTACTCGACAGGATCATCGGCTGGAAGGTAGTAGTCTTCTTGGAAGTCGGTGAATTGCCCGTGCCTGGCCATGTAGACTTCTGCGAGCCGGTCTACCAACTTAGGGATTGCTTGGTAATACTCACCTAGTGCCTGGTGCGCAGCGAAGCTGCTGGTGGTCCAATGCAGCAGATGCGCGTTTGTGCCTGAGTGCAGAAGCACCGAGACAAATGTACTCGCTTCATTTTCCATCTGCACCACCGAAAAAAATGGGCAACCCCTCGTCGCCCAATTGGGCAATGTAGTGGCGAGGAGTGCGCCCGGACCCAATCATGCGCGTTTTAGCACGTTATCAACGTGATCGTCAAACGCTTTCTTGCGTCGCTCGATTTCCCGGTCCAGATACCAACGTGCTTTCTCAAGGTCCTGCATCCCGGCTTTGAGATCCGCTCGCCAAACGTATTTGATGGCGTTGCCAAGATTGAAGCACATATGCTCGGTGATCTGGATGCACTCAACGCCAGACGGATGTTGAGTGTAGTGCTGTGGGTGGTGTACGGGATCGTGGCTCATGAGTAGTTGTCCGGTGAGTATTCGCCGCACCAGTGGATCTCGTCCACGGGTGGCCAGGCAGGTGATAGGTTTCCCTCAATGTCTACCAACAGCTCTGGTGATCGGCGTCGGCA